CATTTTGCTTTACCTCAAGCAGTTCTCCCGCTGGTTTACTTGTGTTAGCCTTAACGTAAAATTCGTAAGTATAATACTCTCCCACAACCATTTTCTCAACTGGCACAGGTATGTTAGCTCCGCCGTAATTACCACCGACTACCAATGAACCTTGAGTCACTTGCAGCGATTGTAAGCCTTGGTATTGCTCTGAAGAAGCTAAAGAAACCGAGGCCCCATGAAACCCTCCAAAATCAGTAGAGCTTTCCATGTCGTTCTCAATCAAGATATCTTCCTTAGCGGCTCTTTTGGAGACTGTTACGACTACATCGCTGGGCCTGAAAGTGTGATGAACGTCAAAATTCGGGTTGGTCCTATCGTAGTTCTTCGGTATAAGTATTTCTTTATCTCCGTATTCAACCTCTGCGTCTTTTGAATTTATATAGGGGGTCATTATCCCAGAGCCAGAGCCAACGAAGATAACGTTGTCAGCGGCAAACCCAACGTCTACTTTGGGGTAGTTGCCAACGGTAATGTCTAAAGCGTAGCTGTTGACATAAACGTTCTGGAAAATCAACAGTCCCAAATCATTTATATTTGGGGTTGCCATTTCATTTGCCCTGCCAGATGAGATCAGGTCGGGGATTTCAGCGGGGCTAAATGCTGGAGTTGTTCTTACGTCTGTGCCTGACTTGTTTACCGCTAGGTATACATTCTGCCTCTTATTTCCACCTAAGAAGTCATAAGTAAATTCTTTATTGGGCGAGCTTGACGACCCACTCGTCATGACATTAAAGCCCATTTTCTTCTCGTTGTTTAGGCCCTCTAAAAAATAAGAAATACTCCCGTTTACATCGGGGGGAGAAGAGAGAGTTTGAGAGTCGAACGCGGACTTACCAATTAAGCCTATGTCCTCTCGATTAGTGGTTATGTCGTAACCGAAACTTTGTACGCGATGAATTCTCTTGAGGACTTCGAAAGTGCCAGTGTTGCTGTTGGAAAGAGTACCAGTTACAACGGGGTAATTGCTTGCCCCGCTAGCTAACCCAAAGAATAAATCTTGAGCGTTGTATATAATCCTGTTCGCCATACATCACAACCTTAAGCCTTGCTGATAAAGAGAATACTGGCCAGATAATCATCTACCTGATGTTTTGCAGCTATCTCTCTAACTTCGGCTATTCTTTCGGGGTTGCGATCCACAGGTTTTTTCACGTAATCATTTATCTTACCCTCCCAATCAGAAGGGTCTTCATTAGCGATGATAACAGAGCCAATTTCCTCTGCTACTTGCTTTTGCGTTTTACTAAGTCTTTTGATTTTGTGTTTTTTACGCAGAGATGCTTCAACCATTTTGAACAGCTTGGAAGCTTTAGTTAAATTGTCGGTTACTTTTTCCAAGCTGAATTCAGCTTTTGACTGTTCGCCTTTTCCCGCTGGGTTTTGAGCTGGGACGGGAGCGCTTTCACCCTCTGGTCTGCCAGCTTCCTTTTTCTCACTTATTTCGGATTGATTCTTGCCTCCGATTAAGGGCTCGTAGTAGCCTTGCTCTCTGAGGGCTTTAAATTCTTTTTGAGACTTGAGAGACATTTCTTTATCTGGAAGTCTGCCCGTATCGATAGCTTCAAGACCTTCTTCAGCAGTCAAGATGCCAAGCTCGATAAGCCTATTGTAAATACGAAGCATATTCGTATCGTCCTGAAGCGAGATTCTATCGAAGTAAGGAGTTGGGTAGCTCTTGAAGCCCATCGTCTTTGAGATTCGTTTTATCTCGGGAATTAAAAATTCTTCCATGAAGGAGCTTCTCGCCTGTTTCAATCTTGCTATGAATAAATCAATCTTTGCATTTTGATTTGCGAAGGTGCTCTCACCAACTAAAATATTGTTTAGCCCAAGCTGGATATCTCTGTCTACAACTTCGTACTTTTTAGAGTCCAATAGCGAACCAATGTTGGGACTAACAAATTCAGCCTTAGTGGTATAATCAGCAATGAGAACCCTACCTACAGACTGGTTTTGAAAAAGAGTCTGCATCGCTTCTAGGTTCTTTTGATTGACGCCGCCCTTTTCTGGTTCAGACCCCATAGTGACGAGTAGGATGGCCTGTTGCATTGTGCGGGCAATTGCCATGTCCATCTTTTTCAGCTCGGCCTTGTAGTTGATATCTTCAAGGACAGGAAAGCCCAGTGGGACTGAAAATGGCTCGTAATCCTGCTTCTTGTAAAAGACGGGCTTAACCTTATCTGAGTCAAGCTTCATCAATATCATTTTTGACCTTTTGTTTTTGCTAATCAAGGCTCTGGATTCAGGATCGAGTGATCTTAAAATTTCCTTATCTTCTTCGGTCTGTGGGTTTTGGAGTCTAGCCAACTCGTAATCTGAAAAGATTTTATAATAGTTACCATTCCAAAAAGCTGCTGAACCAGTAAGCTGAATGTCGGCGGGGTTAAGGATCATGTATCTGGCTGGAAGAACCTTGTCGCTCAAATCCTTCGAGCCGTACATTTGAGTAATCTTCAAAGCATCCTCATTCTTGAGCTTGCCGTCGAACCTGTAAACGAATACGTTTCCAGAGCGATAATACTCCCTGAAAAATCTATCCTGAAAACCAAGTATATTAAGTCTCTTGAATAAAGCTCTAAAAAAATCTCGGGCTTTTTTAGTTCCTCCCTTGAAATAAAGATCGCTGATTGAAAACTCAGTCATCAAATCAATGACATTCCTGAATGCTGCGAAATTATAATAAGCCTTTTGACACAGGATGACAGCGTCTCTCACGTCAATGTTGGACCTGTTTCCTCCTACGCCTGGGGTAAACTTGTAGGGGATGAGCCCGTCGCTTATGTTTTTGTACCTGTCAGTTCTCGGGATGTTGCCAGCCACATTTCTTCTGGTCGGCCCTGTCGAAGTGCTTGCGGCGCTAGCGCGGGATTCAGAAGCTTCAGACACCATCAACGGCACGGGTTGTTCCTCTTCTTTTTTGCTTTTCCTTTTGCCTGTCATTGCTGTTTTGAGTTACACAATTATTGTATCATCATGGGCGAGAAAGTCGAATTTGCTTTGATTTCGCCCAAATCCATCATATCATAATAACACTTAACCGCCCAGTTGCCAAGCATTAAGGTAGTATAATTGTCCTTTCTGGCTCTACTTGCCGAGGTGTTTCTCTTCAAGTGCTGGGGGAGATCAAAAGTCTGGGTTCCTCTAGCGGTGGAATTAACCTCCAATAAGGCGCATTGTTTTTTAGTCTGATAAACTAGATCGTCCTGAGTCTCTATTAAATCTAAAATAGATTCCCCATTGGGGTACTTGATGTTAAGCCTCTTGCTGGACTCTCTTTGGAAAGCGGCAGGGTTGGGCGATATCCTAGAGCCAAACCAAACCCTCTTGTGATCGATACAGGCTTGCAGGTGCTCGTTTGCGTTTCTTATAAAATTAGTGGTAAATACCTGTTTAAAACAAATAAAGCCCATTCCTTTATTGTATTGCCTTTTTGCGGTTTGCAGCATCTTTATGTAATCGTTTCCTTCCGAGTCGCTGTTGAAGTCAATGAACTTCATCGGCTTCTTTTTAAACTTGTGGTTTTCATTACAGCTATCCAAGAACTGATAACCAGCGTTATCGATAACAATCATTTCTGGGTCAAAAGACTCGGTTAGGTAGTCCATGTAAGTTATATGATCTTTCAAGTTCCCGCCAGCAACTGCGTAGCTATGGACTAGGGTGGCGGTTTTGTTCTCTTCGTCTAATTCCATTACAGTCATAGCGAAGTAATCCGAGCTAGGGCTATTAGAGAAAGAGGGGTCAATTGCAATTATGTATTTAGCACCGCTTGAAGACAGCCTCAGAGAAGGCTCGTCTCCGTCTGGCACTGTGCATAAATGCATTTTCTTCGCGCTAAAGTAAGAGTCGCTACCGTCCGTAAACTGAGCGCAATATTGCCTTTGGAAAGACGAATTCGATACTCCCCCGCTTTGAGCTTCCTCGATAATAGTTGGATCGATCATCTCCTCGGGCAAAGCCTCGTATCCCATCTGGGAGATGAAGTAAGAAGCGTCTAGCTTATCTTTGCTGTAGATTTTCTCCATCCACTCTTTGTAGGTTTTAAATAAATTCTCGAAAGTATAGCTGGCAGAAGACAAGGCTATCATTTTGGAGTTATTTTCGAACTTCATCCTATCCTCCTCCTTCATGCTGCCCTCGTCTATGAGCCTGTTTTCTATCTCCCTTATCTCCAGCCTCTCCTTCATGTTTTGGGGAGCCACCAAGAAGGGCATGAGAACAGTTTTAATGATGTCTTCTGAGAGTAATAGATACTCATCAAGGACAAGAACGTTAGCGCGGAAGCCACGAATTTTCTCACCGTTAAGGGGGATCGCTGTGATAGTGCCCCCGTTTATGCTCCATTCAAATTGATCATTACGCTTAGACTTTGCGCCGAAGCATTGCGATAGAAGCTCCGCGCCTTTAGACTCCACTAACTTCTCTAGGTTATTGAAGATAAACCTCGCAGTACGAAACGTCGGGCCAGCAATGAGTATCTTAGTGCCAGGTTCGAAGATGCATTGAAGAAAGCAAAATACAGAGGCGATAAAAGTCTTGCCACAGCCGCGACCCCAGACGCACATCGAAAAATTACGATTCATCAGCCCCTTTAAGGTGGCCTCTTGGTAGGCCGCGAGCTTAATGCCCGAAACGAGCTCAGTAGTAAAGCCGAGGTTGGCTCTGAGAAATTTAGCTAAGGAAATTCTAGCTTCTTTATCTCCAAGCTCACCCTTCAATTCAAGAAATTCTTCGTTGAGGTTTTTAAACTCTTTATCGTATTTTTCTGGACTATACCACATTATAGTTTTTTTGTGTCATACGCTAGTTGTAGATCAATCTCTTTGAACAAGCATCCAGAGGTGAAAATTTTCTCTACGGTTTCTGCGGCCTTCACTCTACCCTTAACAAATAAGAATTGTATAAAGGGATAAGTCTGACCTAGTTTTCTTACGTTATGAAATAGATATTCTGGAGTTACCCTAGTGCCTTTTTTATAAATGTGAGGCAGGTAATTAAACGATAAGCAATTGGTGAGAGTTTCTTCCACGAGGATCACAAAGCCAGCATTTGCTTGCTCCGCACGCTCGATCTCCCTACAGAACCTGTCGTACCCACCGCTAAGAGTCCCGATGAAATCGCTCGCTGACTTTCTCTCTATATAGCATTTGCAGGACATGTCTTCATCGCTAAAGGCGTAATCACCAAACTTTAAGGTTTTGACTTCGGTCTCTATACCTTTGAAGTTTAGGGGCTTTTTTTCTCTCGTGTCTATGTATATTTTACAATTGGGCTTGCTAGGTTCTGAGCCGAGGATAACCTTGTCTGAGTTAGCGTGTTTATTCTTAAACCCAAGCTCTTCGCATAGCTCGTAGTAATCGCCGAATAAATCATTGTAGCATTGAATCGGGGGAATAATTAATGTTCTTAATTCAACTTGGGTGGGGGTATACTCCAGCTGCTTCTTCTCTTTTCGTTTTAGAAGTAAATCTTTACAGTAGGCTCTGGCGTCCTCCTCTGGAGCTTCGGATATCCATTTCTTTAGATTCGTTCTTGTGTTGAAGTCACTAGAAAAGTATTGCTCTTTAGTTTTAAATTTAATTATTTTTCTATCTTGCCTATCGAGCCTAGGGTATTGGGACTGGTAATACTCTACGACACGCATATCGTGAGCTTTGATGTGTGCGTGTAGATTCCTGTCCGACTCGAACTGTTTTTCGCAAACTTTACAATTAACCATTTAGTACCTCGTCTTCACTTATTCCCATTATCCGAGCCTTAACCTCTTCCATCGAAGATAGCTTTTGAATTTCCTTCTTAACAGACTTTTTCCTCAACTCCGCTAATGCTACTAATTTTTGCCTAGACTCTTCGTCTTTCCACATCTGGACAAGATGAATAACGCTTGCGTTTTCCTTTATTTGACTTTTTAGTTTGTCGCTCCTCTTTTCCTTCAAGTCTCCAAGTAGTCTTTGCTGACGACCCACGCATTGATTATATTCGGTTTGAGCTGAGCTAATAGCTTGGACTAACCCCATAGCCAAGCGTCTCCCTTCTGAGTCCGCAGCGGCAGTGTCGAGCAATTGCTGTAGTCTCTCTGAGCGCGCCTGAATGCTGGAGCCGATAACGACCTCGGTAGCCAATACGATGTACTGATCAACCTCCTCTTGAGACAGGTCTGGTTTATCGTGGGTATACCTTACGAAACTTGACTCGAATAGGCATCGGTCACCATTGCTTTCGAATGTATTGATTTGATGTATGAATCTATAAGTATTCACATACCCCATAAGGGTGGAGACTTCTTTTTTTTGTCTCGCTGTTATTTTTTTCTTCTCAATCTTTTCGTGGATATATTTGTTAGCTAACAACAGGGTCTTGTCAAATGTTTTTGGGGGAGTATGGTTTTGATCGGGTATATCTTGAACATCTTGATGAACCATCCCTTGAGGTAAGGTCTTTAAGTATTCATTAACCACCCTGACTTCGGCGTGCAAGGGCGTTAGTGTGTGATCACTGAAAACAATTCTCCCCAAGTGAGTCGCGTTCATTGTGGAGGCATTGTTGTCTATGAACTCTTTGTGGTCCTCTGTTAATACGGGGGCTTCTTTGGGGTGATAAACATGAGCTCCGTCCGCCTTGACTCCGAACTCAGCAAGGTAAGCTTTAAGCTCTCGAGCCTCTTTACTTCTGCCGTCCAGTGAGGGGTTATCTGGGTAAGCTACGCTGATTAATTCCGCTAGCGCTGGAGGGTCTTCATCGTTCGTTTCTCTTTCTTGCCACAATTG